CCGCCGTTTGAGCTGTAACCAATGCCGCCGCCCCTAAATTAGCCGGGAATGGTCCACCTGTAGCAAGCGCCGTTTGAACCGCCAACGCTCCCTTCATTATGGCTTCTGCAATGGCAATTCCTTGATTCACTCTAAAGGCTTTCTCTCCCTCGATTCCTGCGATAGATGCAAGATCCCTCGCAAGGTTCGCGCCGTCTTCAACCTTTTTCTTGTTGGCCGCTGCTCTAAGAGCTTCCTCTTTTTTTATAGATTCTTCGGTCTTCTTCTGGAGCTTTTCGAGCATTTCAATTTCTAGCTCGATGTTTTTAAACTTACCCTCCTTTAAGCGCTGCTCTATCTCGAATTGCTCATTAAGCAAATCAATAGTAATCTTTTCTTGCTGCTGAATCTCTGTTAACCCAGCTATAAACTCGTTTTGATCCTTGAATGCCTTAAGGCGTTCCCTTCCTTCTGTTTGTCTTTCTACCTCTTCGGTAAGCTTCTTCTCTAGGTCTAGGAGTTCTTTGTCTAATTGTAACTCTTGGAGCTTTTCCTCAAGTAGCTTGTTTTGCTGGAGTCCTGCGGCTGCGGTAACTGCCTCAAATTGCCCCAAAGCTCTCCCTCCCTCTGGTCTTGCCGCTTCCTGATTTCGTTTTATCAGAGCTTCAATTGTCGTTATATCGGCAACTGTCGCTTTTTCTAGGTCAAGCTTCGCCTCTTGTAGCTTAAGAGTCGCTGCATCAATTACACCTCTTGGGGATGCTATGATTTTTGCAATCAAATCGCCTAATCCTGATTCCCCAAGCGCTGCTGTAAATTTAAGCCATGAATCCGAAAGCTGCGAAAGTTGGCCGTTAATAGTCGCCATCTGTTCAGCCATCGCTCCAGCAAACTGAACATTACCCAAGTTCTGTAAATAACCTTCAATATCGGCAGCGCTCTTTCTTACTGTAGTCGTGACGCCCTGAAAGGTAAACTTTACGTTTTCGCCCTCTTGCTTTGACTTGATTCCAAACTCTTTCAGACGCTCAAACTCGTTCGTAGTAGCATCTGCAACGGCTTCAATAAATTGGTCTAAGCTCTTGCCCATCGCTGCGGCTGTGTTGCCATATGAGAGTAAAGCCTCTTCGCTTGGGTCCAGTCCTAGATTTTTAAGCTTTATAAAGGAATTGGCGATCTCCTCTAGCGTGTTTGGCATCTGCGCGGCTGTGGCTCCCAACTCTGCCATCGCGATTTCCGCGCCCTCAATTGAGCCAGTTGCAGTTTTAAGCATCGCATTGAGCTTTTGAGCGCTGCGAATGTTGTTGAAGGTAGACCACAAAGCCGCCGTTGCCGCCGTAAGTCCAGCAACCGCAACCGCAGCAACACCAAAACCTTTCGCAAGCCCTCCTGTCGCCTTCTCTGTCTTCTTTGACTGCTTCTCTAAGCGATCCAGTCGCGCCTCTGCCTTCAAGACTTGATCGGATACAACCTTTATTTCTAACTCTGCGGTAACTGCCATTTTTTAATCCTGTCTTGCGTTGTAGTTGGCTATTCGTCTTTGCCTGTCAATTTCCATGAGAGCTTCCACCTCAAACGGCTCTATTTCCGTTTGCGTAAGTTCTGCCCATGCCTTGATCTCCATGTATGATAAAGCCTCACTAGGCGCGATTTGATAATACCACTGTAAGAGGTATCCCGCCTCTTTCGGCAAAGGTTCCTCGCTTGCCAATTCGTGAGGAACCTTTCCAGTTTTGTCTCTAATATGCTCAAGAATTTGCCTATGGGTCTGGCCGCTAGAATCTCCCTTAATCGGCTGGTCAAGTTTGAATCTATCCTGAACATGTTGTATCAACCCATCTATTTTTTTTTACAGAAAAGCGTTTGCGAAGAAATTACCCGGTCGACTTGATCCTTGATTTGTGGAGCTTCTTCGAAGAGTTCCAGCTTGTTCTTGTCGGTAAGCTCAAGCGGTTTCCCCTCTTCGTCTTCAAGGTTCCATTCAATAAGGCAATCGGCTAGAATCTTAACGGTTGCTTCATTAAAGGCTTTTGAAAGCTCATCCTCTGAAACGTCGCCTAGTTTGATTCCTAGCCTTGTAAGCTCGGTTGATCCCTTCCTATAGGTGTCGGAGTTCTTGCCTAGTATCCTAAGCCAAAACCCCGACTTTTCACCGTTAGGCAAATAGAGGTCAACCTTGATTCCTTCGTTCGCATCGCTGCGAGTAAACAAGCTCTTGTAGCTTATCTTTCCTGTTTTTTTATCTGACATAAATTAACATTAAGCATCTAGCTTAAAGAGAATCAAAGACGCCTCTTTCCCTGTGACGCTCGTGTCGTGCAATGCTTGGAACGGCAACGCTATGGTGCTGTTCGCCTCGTTGCTAATGTCAGGCTGGCCGCCTGTGTATTTAACCTTTGGCATGTACGCGCCGAAAGTGTTCCCTGCCGCATCTGTAACTGACATAAGCAAGCTGCTTTCAGTCTCATTAAGGAACTTGTTTAGTAGCGTATCGTTATCGAAATAAGCGGTAATGTTTCCGGTAATGTTGGTTCTGCCAATGCCGGGTTGCGCCTGCTCATCTGAACAAAGATTGAATTTCGGCTCTAGCCCGTTGTCCAAGGTAAAATCAAATGCCGTAACAATCGCGGATTCTATTCCTCCTTCGGTTAAGCATCCATCGAATGAAACGAAAGGTTCTGTGGTGCCTGTCGCTCCATAGGTTGCCCCTGATGGCTCAGATGCGCTTGATGTCTGGCCTTTGGCAATGAACCCGAAAGTAGTTGTAACAATCGCGTCAAGCCCTGCTGAAAGCGCAACGGTGTTTACTTCGCTTCCGGCGTGTAGCTGGTATCGCCCATTCGTAAGCTCAGAAAAATCTCTAAGAACTGAAAAGCTTCTTCGGGTCGTTCCGGTCAAGAGGCGATCCATTACAGTAATGGTAACGCTTTCGCCTGCTGCATCATCTGTTAGCGTAAGCCCATCGAGCGTAAGAGAAGAAGCGCTTGCCGCCGTTACTCTCGCTATGCCGTTATTTGTGGTTTCTCCGGTAAAGCCGCTAATTGTTACCATGTCGCCAGTTGCGAACGAACCAAAACCAGAGCCTGAATCGTCAACCGTGTTTCCTGAAGCTGTCGCGCTAATAGTGGTTGCGGTAATGGTAACGGCTGAGGTTGCCCATGTACCGCCTAGACCCGCCTCTAATAGATCGTTGTGCGAGTCATAGCTAAGTTCCGTGGATACATCGCCAGCAACGTTTTTATTGCCGTGGCGCAAGTCAGTTATACCTCGGTCGCTTCTTAGCTCTTCACTAATAATGCCGCTTTTCTGTGTGCCTAGAGTTACGCCTGTATGGCGTATTGGCGTAAAAACAGGGCTAGCTTCCGTTGTCCCGTATGTTGATTCTGCATCGTAATAGATTGAATGTCTGCTGCTGTTAGCCATTGTATTTTGTCTCCTGTTTATGCTCTAGATATTCGAGCCTCGAATTCGATTTGAACGGTTATCCTGTAGTTTTGGTCAACAATCTGAGCAGGTAAACGCCCCGCGCTGATGATTGCCGCCGTAGTTGTGCCGTTTGTAAACTTCCTCCCGGCTTTAAAGTAAACGCGAATCGCCTCGTAAGCTTCGAGCGCTCGCTTGTTGCCCTCGCCTAAAGGGTAATTGAGGTCGACGATATATAAGCCCACAACTTCATCTTCTCCAGTATCGCCCAAGCCTGTAGGAATCGGTTGAGCTGGCGCGAAGGTTACACGCGCCCAAGGTTCGCCCGTTGGAGGTGTGCTCTTAAAGTTCTCGTAGACCGTTTTCAGACCGAAAGCGCCATCAATCCAAGCTTGGTGGAAGGCTTTCTCTAGCTCGTACATACTCACTTTTTCTTCCTCCTCTGCTTTAGAGCTTCTCTGCTAAGTAATCGTTTAAATCTTAATACGTTCTTTGCCACCATAACACCCGGATGTCTGAAACCGTGGCCATTTTCTATGGCTTCCGCATAAGGTAGATTATTGGTAAAGAAAACCGCCTCATGCATCGCAGTAAACTTAAGTGCCTTTCTCGCTCTACTCAATGGGGCAGAACCCGCCTTGGATGGCCTGCTGTCATTTTTAAGGCTTGGGTTTACATGCTGAGTTTGCCAGTTACCGCGAAGTCGCCCTGTGTCCACTGGCGTGTCCATTATCACAAACTTAAAGAGCTTAAGCATTGCCTGATCTCGCGTCTTCTTTGGCGCCTTCTTCCCCTGCTTTACAAACAGGCTTATCTGACTTGAAAAACTCATTTCTTGCGAACGAACATTTTATAGATTATAGCATCGCTGCTTGGAGCAACTGGGTTGTCGCCGATTATCTCCCATTCGATATTATCGAATTTGATACGGTCGCCTGATATTGGTTTGAACGGAGCTGTTTGAGCGTCTGCGATCACGAACATAATGGAACCCCTAATAAGATCCTCCTTATAGTTCTCTGCCATGCCCTGTGGCATCTTTGCAGATGTTGGAGGCAACAAAGCCGCCGTAATGGTCCCAACCCTATCCGCTGCCCCCGTAACCTCTCCAGAAACGCCGTCGATTGTCCCGCCTACTGAGCGCCGTAACTCGATGTCATTGCGCCCAAACTTATTGAGCAATGAAAGCGCGGTTCCTTGTAAGCCTGAATAATCGAAAGTCGCCATATTAAACCCGAATCACTGAGCCAAGCCCCCCAACTGTTTTGTATAGTGGGTCAAGCATTGCCTGAACCTTCGCGAAGATCGGCTGTAAATTCGTTACCCCGTTGTCGCTGTATTGTACCTCAATTACGTCAACTTTCTCTTTTACGATGGATTGGCCGTTGTTGACGTTGTAAATATCAGTTGTGGCGCTGTCGTAAACTAGTTGGGCTTGTGCGTCTTTAAGCTGCTGCGGAATCGTGTTTGCGTCTAGTGGGTAGCCGTAAATTTCAACCCATGCTCTAGGCCAAACTAGGGCTTGTTCGTCGGTTTCCTTTACTCCTTGGTAACGCGCCTCTTGAGCTTCAAGCCAGTCCTTCGCTTGTATAATTCGCCCTGTTTTCGCGTCATCTGTCGTCGAGTCAGTCAAACCCCGCTCATCAATGTAAGTCGCATACTCTGCAAGCGTGATGTATGTATTGGCATTAGCAATGCCGGTTCCGTCTTCTTGTATAAGTGTTGCGGCCATATCTATTCAAGGTTCCCCAAAGCGCCCCGCCATCATGAAAGACGGGGCGCAAGAGCAAGGAATTAACTGTGCGGAAAATTAACCCAAAAGAAGGGCCATGTGTGCAGGCTTTACAGCCTTAACACCCCAAGCAATTCGAACGTGAATGACGTTCTGCAAGTATTGCTTGTACTGGGCCAACTCGAAAATCAGACCGCTAAAAGGATCTTGGATTTGAGTCACATCCTCTGCCATGTCGCCGCCTTCTGGCATTGCTGGCATTCTAGATGCGAGTACCAAAGCGTCTTGGCTAAACGCCATGTTCGCGGTGTAGGATGCTCCAAGGGTTCCTTCGGTTGCTACTGCAAGAGTTTCTTGCAAGCCGGGTTTGCCGATAACGATGTTACCGGAAGCGGAACCGGAAGCCGTAGAACTTAGGACAACATACTTGTTTCCGTCGCCTGCCCAAGTAACGATGTCACCGGGCAAAATGGTTCCTGCATCTGAGCCATCTACAGTTAGAGTTTCGTCGCCTACAACGAAACCGCCTGTAATGTCGAATAAAGTTGCCGTGCCTGCGGTATGCCTCGCAACTTGTCCAGACTGGCGAAGAGCCAAACCTTGGACGAGATCGGTCATGCCTGTACGTAGCATATCGTCAGAACCTGCCTCATTTACGCGGAACAAGGTGTTTTGTTTGCCTCGTAGGTTAGCAATAGCGGAAGAGTCTAGGACCAATTGACGGCCAACCTTTGGAGCGCCGTTGTCATCAAGAATCTGGTTTACTCCTGCAAAGTCGCTCAAGTCGCCGCCTGTCCCAAAAGGCGTAGTATCTGCTGTGCCGTAAGCCCGTGAGGATGAAATGTAAGTTGCCGCAAGGTCAGCTTCGATCTCGTTAGTTAGAGTTCTGAAAGCCTGAGCAAAACGGTCAGCTTGAATAGTTGAATAAATGCCTTTACGCTGAGTCCCAAGGGTTTCTTCACCATTCCAGCGAACTGGAACGTGCTTTGACTTGGTAATAGCAAGAGTGTCGTTGCCAATTACTGCGTCTCCGGTATCTGGAGCATTTACCCCCGGAGTGTTGTCGGCAGAACTTTCAGCTGGAGCGATTGGGAAACGAACGGTTTCGCCGATTGCTGCGCGATTTGCTTCTGTATCGCGTTTTACTGCGGGAATAAATCCCACCATTTCGCGGGAAACTACGTCCAGAGCTTCAAGAGCGTCTGGAATTAGGTCGTTTAGTGTATTAGCCATTTTAGCGGTGTGTTTAGTTTGTTAGCTGTATGCCCTCTTTTCTAAGGTTCGGTCGCTTGTGGAATGGGAGCGCTTCGTATTGCTCCCGTGTCATCGTCTTTTGTTGGGAACCTCCCGATTTAGCAATTGAGCCATT